TGCTGTTTTTCAAAAGGAGATCCAAAATCTAAACTATGAGATATCTAATAACAATGTTGAAATCTCTGCACTCAATAGACAATCTAGAGAATACGGGAATGAAATTCAAAGACTTACCTCACGGAATGAAGATGCAGATTCTGAGAGAGGTGTGCTAGAGAAACTAAAAACACAGTTATTTAAACTCACAAACGATCGTTCAAAATACAGGGAGATAACTTCTTACTACATGTTTACTCATGGTCTATTGAAAGACGGAGGAGTTAAAGCAAAAATCATCAAGAGGTATCTCCCTCTTATGAATCAGCAGATTAATAAGTATCTGCAAATCATGGATTTCTACGTTAATTTTTCACTGGACGAAGAATTTAACGAGACAGTAAAAACACCGATTCACGAAAATTTCTCATACTCTTCTTTTAGTGAAGGTGAAAAAATGAGAATCAATCTGGCACTCTTGTTTACCTGGAGAGAGATTGCACAGATGAAGAACTCTATTAGCACTAACTTACTGATACTTGATGAAGTATTTGATAGTTCCCTTGATGGAATGGGAATTGAATACTTTTACAAGATTATTAGGTACGTTATTTCAAACACGAATGTCATGGTAATTTCTCACAAAACTGATGAGATGCTGGATTACTTTGACACTGTGTTGAAATTTGAAAAAATCAAAGGGTTCAGCAAAATTGTTGGTTGACTAATGCTACCAATATTGGTAAGATTGCTTTGAACCTCTCTTGCCTATAATATGCCAGAAGAACCCAGGCATAGTGATGCCTACTATGAGTATGACCGTAATGACCCAGACAGGGAAAGTCCATTCGTAGAAGAGAACGATGGACGTGACGAAGAAGGACGATATCCTGCAGACCATCCTAGTCAAGCATTTTGGCATGATGATGGTGTAGAGTTTATTGGTAATCCGTATGGAGTCCCTTATGAGACTCACTTTGCGACGGGAGACACGATTGTTGGTGCCGCAGGTTCTGATACTCTGTGTTTTGCAGCAGCACAGGAAGTTCCTATGGATTATTTTGGTGGTGGAGATGTTATTGACTTCGGTAGCACTGTCACTGGTTCTCACGTAATAGGAGGAATCCACAGTGAAGATACAATCACCTTCAATCTCAATATCCCTAAAACTGAACCAGATTGGAAATACAACGAAGATAAAATTTTGAATCAACTTGAGAATTATCTCAAGAAAACTTATGGTCAACATTACTCTGATGCAAAGAGTAATGACCAAACCCTGGATAAAATCAAAGATAGTCGTAAGGAAGGATTTTTTGCAGGTAATGTGGTAAAATACATTGACCGATATGATTCTAAGGGTACTCCCCGTCAAGACTTGTTTAAAGTCCTCCATTATACTATGCTGTTGATTAATCATCTCGACCTTATTGAAGAAAACTGAAATTATGAAACTGTCCCCTGAAACTATTACTGTTCTGAAGAACTTTGCTTCTATCAATCAGTCTATTCTAGTTAAGTCAGGTTCTCGTCTTCGCACTATTAGTGTGATGAAGAATATTCTTGCTGAGGCAGATGTGAAAGAGTCTTTTGACCGAGACTTTGCAATTTATGACCTTAACCAGTTCCTGAACGGTCTTAGTCTTCACCAAGACCCAGACCTCGACTTTAGCAATGACTCTCACCTCATTATTCGTGAGGGAAAACGTCGAGTAAAGTATTTCTTTGCTGACCCCGAAGTTATTGTTACTCCTCCAGATAAAGAACTTAGTCTTCCTACCCAAGACGTTTGTTTCCAACTGGAGCACTCTCAACTTGATAGACTTATCAAAGCATCTGCTGTTTATCAACTTCCTGACCTGTCTGCTGTTGGTGAAGCAGGTGTTGTTAAGTTGATTGTTCGTGATAAGAAGAACGACACTTCCAATGAGTTTGCTATCATTGTGGGTGAGACTGATAAAGAATTCTCCTTTAACTTCAAGGTAGAAAATATCAAAATCATTCCTGGCACTTATGATGTCGTGGTGTCTCAGAAACTTCTTTCTAAGTTTACAAATTCTAGGTTTAACCTGAACTATTACATTGCACTGGAACCTGATTCCACTTTTGGTTGATACCTCTTATTAAATTATGAATCGTGATGAATTTCTTTGGGTTGAAAAGTATCGACCCAAGACTATTGAAGATTGTATTCTCCCTGCAGAGACTAAAAAGACATTTAAAGACTTTGTTGAACGGGGAGAAGTGCCAAACTTACTTCTTGCTGGACCTGCAGGATGTGGAAAGACTACGGTTGCAAAAGCTCTCTGTAACGAACTAGGAGTAGATTTTTATGTCATCAATGGATCCGATGAAGGTAGATTCCTCGATACTGTCCGAAACAATGCGAAGAACTTCGCTTCGACCGTATCACTTACAGCAACTGCTAAACACAAAGTCATCATCATTGATGAGGCAGATAACACAACCCATGACGTACAACTCCTCCTACGGGCGTTTACTGAGGAGTTTAGTGGCAACTGTAGATTCATCTTCACCTGCAACTACAAAAACAAAATCATCGAACCCCTCCATTCCCGTTGTGCCGTTGTGGAGTTCGCAATTAAGGCAAGAAACAAACCTCAAATTGCAGGAAGTTTCTTCAAACGACTCCAAGAAATCCTTACTGCAGAAGGAGTTAAGTTCGATCCAAAAGTCCTTGCCGAACTCATCAATAAACACTTCCCCGACTGGAGACGAGTCCTTAATGAATGCCAAAGGTACTCAGTGGGTGGAGAGATTGACACGGGCATTCTTGCGTCGTTCTCGGAAGTAAAAACAGATGAACTTATCAAGAATCTTAAAGAGAAGAACTTTGCGGAGGTACGTAAGTGGGTCGTCAGTAATCTGGACAATGACTCTGGTGTACTTTTGCGCCGCATTTATGATGCTTGTTATGCATCCCTTGATGGTCCTTCCATTGCTGCTGCTGTGCTTATTGTTGCTAAGTATCAGTATCAGGCTGCCTTCGTAGCAGACCAAGAGATTAATCTCCTGGCAGCACTTACCGAGATTATGGTGGAGTGCAACTTTAAATGATTACGAGTATTACTAAGTCCGAACTCATGCATCAACGTCTACAGGCATGGATGAGGGAAAATATTTGTGATGAAATTGAATATCTTGGTGTTCGACCAGATACCTTTGGTATTAATAATCACTGGTATCGAGTTGGTGAACATGAAGTGACTGTAGATTGTATTGAAGACATTACCCTCTTAGAAGAAAATGGAAACTAACGTAAAACTTATTCGTGTACTCACTGGTGAAGAAATCGTTGCTGATTTAGTTGAAGAAACTGCTGATACGATTACTGTTAAGAATGCTCTGACCGTGTTCCCTAATGGACAGCAAGTTGGCTTTGCTCCTTGGGCAACCGTGATTGATAGAAGTCGTCCTGAAATCACTCTGAAGCAAGAACATGTTGTATACATAGCAGAGGTAGAAGAAACTGTTGCTCAGAAGTACAATGAAGTATTCGGAGGAAGCACACTCATCAAACCCCAAGAAAAGAAAATCATTATCTGATATCATGAAAAAGAAAATCGATAAAGTGATTGATAAGTCTCTTCGATTCCATCATCGAGATATTCATGGTGAACTGAAAGACCTTAAACAGGATATGAAACTTAGAGCACAGGTAAAGTCTAAGTTTTACTATATCTTTTGGGGTGTTGCTACCATTGCAGTAGTTCTGGGGCAACTTTATGTTGGAACTGGATATCGTTTGATGTCAGGAAGTATACTTAGAATTACAACCTCGATTGAACAAGTTCTTAGTATGCCAGATTTCGATGACCTGTGAAGTAACACTATTCAAAGCAGGTAAAGTTTTTAAGGAAACGGTGATTGCAAGGGATTATCAAGATGCAAGGCAAGTTGCACTTGCTAGAAATCCTGGTGCTCAAGTTATAGGAGTTACAGCAGTATTTAAATAATGGAACTTAAAGATTGGTTGAATACTATCAATCAAACTAAGAAAAATTTGATTGATGAAGAACCTTCTATCGAGAAGGAATATTTACCATACATCGTCAACAGGTGTCTCAGTGGAAGTATTGATTGTGTAATGCTTTGCAATGAGATGAATATGAATCATAATTTGGAGAAGAAACTTCAATATGATTTCCTTATAAATACAGTGAGACCTAAGAAAAGGTTTTCTCCCTGGTTAAAGAAAGAAAAAATCAAAGATATTGAATCCGTCAAGTCTTATTATGGTTATAGTAATGAGAAGGCAGAGCAAGCTTTGAAAATTCTGACCAAAGAGCAAATTAATTTTATAAGAGACAAACTTGACGTTGGAGGTACAAAATGAGTGTCGTTCAAGAGCCTGAAGTGAACTGGACTCTCGACCAAATGGTGGAAGTGGTTTTAAACGAACCTGATGACTTCCTTAAAGTGAGAGAAACTTTGACCAGAATTGGAGTTGCAAGCCGAAAGGAGAAAAAGATTTATCAATCTTGCCATATTCTTCATAAGCAAGGTAAGTATTATCTTGTACACTTTAAAGAACTGTTTGCATTGGATGGAAAACCAGCAAACCTTACTGTAAATGATGTACAGAGAAGAAATAGAATTACTCAGTTACTTGCTGATTGGGGTCTGATTGTAGTTGTGGATGCTTCTAAGATTCAGGATATTGCACCACTAAATCAGATTAAAGTTCTATCTTACAAAGATAAGAATGATTGGATTCTAGAGACCAAATATAATATTGGTGCTAAGAAGAAGAAAGAAGAAGTTCAGGAAACTGAGAAGTAGTAAGAAAAACCGAACAAAGAAAGAGGGTTTTCAACACCCTCTTTTTTAATGCTTATAATATAAATATTGGTGGATGCCTTCGGGGTCCACACAATCAAATCTCGCTTTACTAAGGAGAAGTACATATGGGAAACCTAATGAAGTATACTGCCGCGGATCTTCCTAATTTGTTGGACAGGATCAATCGTCACAGTATTGGAATGGATGAGTATTTTGACCGTCTATTTAATGTACATGAAACAACTTCCAACTATCCCCCTTTCAACCTCGTTTCGTTAACCAGCACGGAGTCGAGACTGGAAATCGCACTTGCTGGATTCAAACCAAAAGAGGTAAATGTCTACACACAAGATGGAAAACTCTTTGTCGAAGGACAGAAAGAGGACAAAGCAGGAGAAACAACATTCATCCATCGAGGAGTGGCTCAACGATCTTTCACCAGAGCTTGGACATTGGCAGAGGATACGGAAGTTAGATCAGTTGAATTTGAGAATGGGCTCTTGACTGTCCTTTTGGGAAGAATTGTTCCTGACCATCATAAAAGGAAAGAATGGTTTTAATGTGTTAGGACTCTAACTTTTGCAATTATTTGGTAGTGAAGAGTACAGAAGTGTATCAAGGTGATACATTATAATGCTATATAGTATGTACTCAAGGAGGACGGATTATGAATTTTACCGTTGTAACTCTTACGGTTGGAACAATCATGACTCTTTTTAGTTACGGGGCCATCGGTTGGGCACTACCCTAATGGTCCACCAAAACTAAATATATTTTTCACGACACCCTAATCATGGGAGTAGGACTTTCTATTTTAGTAATCAGTTCATTAATGATTTTAATCCCATTACTAATTGCACCTAAGGAGGAAGAATAACCTGTAAACCCTGTCCTATAAATACTATTCAATAACTACAAGGAGGTTTATGCCTCCTTTTTTAATAAATACCTAAAAACTTAGATAACAATGGCATCTGTCTATAGGGTATTTGTTGAAAAATTAGGTGGAGCAGATGCTACCACTTTTGTTGGTAATGCTGGAGAACTTTTTTGGGACCCAACAACCCAAAGTTTAAAGATTTCTGATGGAACCACTGCTGGTGGTCAGGCTCTTTCTATCTCTCTTGAGGGAACCATGACTGGTAGTATCATTCCTGATACTAACGATGCTTATGATATTGGTTCTGCTGAGTATAAGATCCG